CTCAATGCTCGACTTTCTCAGCGTCATCTAGGAGAGCGCTGAGAGATGTGGGAAAGTGACTCATCAGTATATCACGAGCGGCAGCTGCTACAGCTCTTGTCTCAGGCTGAGAGTGTGAGTCTAACCTCTGCTTCAAGAACTTAGCCCAGTTGTTAAGGTTCCCACTCATCCAAAAGTGAGTGTATGTGGACTGAGGCAGGATGGCGCGCGCTTGCTCTCGAGCGACTCCGGAGGCGAGCATAAGCTGGTAGAACGTCATGCAGTTCTCGTGGTGCTGATCCCAACATTGAAGCCAGTGGTCAGACTCATGAACCACCTCATCAGTGGAGCACTGCAAGCGCTTTTGATGTTGAGCTCTCAAAGCTGATGGAGTCCAAAACTGGACATCTTCTGATGTATAGCGTCGGCTGACTTCGTTGTAACTAAACGTCCTATGCCTCATGATCTGCGACCTGACGAATAGAGGACAGGTGATCTTAAGGGTGGCTGCGCAGTGCTCGAAGGGTGAGGTGTGACCATGCTTCGCAAGATACTTGATCAGCATGGCGTCTCTGTTGGTCATCTGTAGCTTTGAGCTGGTCGCCTCTTCATAGAGGCTCACCCGCGCCGAGTGAGCTGGCGTTGAGTCGTGACCCATGTGGCTTACATAAGTCACTTCACCTATCCCGTCATCATAGATCTTCATTGTCATTCCTGCGCTTTAGCTCTCTCTGCAAGTACCAAATAGCCTTGCGGAGATCATCGGTGGCGGGTTCGTTAGGCTTGCGCCCTGCTCTGAGGATATACTTCAAAGCTGAACCTAGAGCGAAGTTCAGCTTATACGCCTCGATGATGTCAATAGCCTCATAGCCCTGTCCTTGATAATGATCAGGATGGTTGACCTTATCGCTCATTAAAAGTCTCTCCTCTTAGCGCCACCTACTCTGACTCGGCGGTCTTTGGGTGCTGTCGCTCGTGGTTGATAGTTCCGCTGATCAACCAACGAGTCTGACCAGTTCCAAGTGATGCAGTCATAGCGGAGAGCGTCTAGTGGGTCTTCTCTCCCGTCCTTCTTAGGCTGCTCTTTGTTATCCCATCCATAGCTCATGAGGGCCTTCCTGATTGAGTTCCCTAGAGCGCGCTCGCCTTGGTCCCACACCTCACGAGTGATGAGATATTGACCTCGAGCAAAGGCGCGCTTCAATCGCTGAATCCCATTGAGAACGTCTGTCCTGATGGGGTCAGTGTTCGACCTCAGAGGTAAGCCGAGCCCATGAGGTGGGTTACTTCTCATTGCTCGGAAGGCTGAGCGCCCTGTCTGATCATTCCGCGCTCGCCCCGCCTTGTCAGCGACTCCATTGTCTAGCCATATTCTCTCAGCCGGTGCGGAGCTCCTCAGCGAGCGAGGCCACGCCACAGCTAGGATAAGGGTTGCTAGTTGAGAGGTGGTGACTTCCTGAGGGTTGATCTCAGCGCAGATAACGTCTGCTGCCAACTCATCATCATGCACGATAATCAACACAGATGGTTTTCGGAATCCCCAGTCAATGGCGATGCGCCCGCTCATCGAGGGCTTATACTGCCAACCGCTGATCACGTGGTGCGATTCGTCGAACTCAGAGTAGATGAGCCCTGATGGCGGCCTTGGCTTATTCATGACCATGGCCTCACGCTCAGCCTGAGGTAGCAACTTGGTCGCCTCGAACCACTCAGCGCTGAGGTTGGCTGAGTTCACATATGAGGTATAGAGGAGAGGTTGGCAGGAGGCCTCCTCTGCCAGCTGACACCACCAAGCGCCGCTCACCGGCAGACCCACAAGGATCATGATGGGACTCGGCCCCGCTCTCAATCGACCCATCGCCTTATGGGCCACCTCGGCGCTCAAAGTCTGACACTCATCGATGAGGCAGACACCCGAGGTGATGTTGAGCCCCTCGAGCGGGTTGTGGGTGGCGTCTCGTGTGCCAGGTCGATAATAGGACCGACACCACACAGTTGAGCCATTCGGCGCTGACCACTGTCTTAGAGTGTGGTTATAAGTCCATCCCAACTTACTAAGCCACTTCTCCATCTCAGGCATGAGCACCGAGTTGTAACGTGGGTTCGTGTCGGTGACGAGAAGGCTAGAAGTGCCAGGTCTGAACCGAGAGATGAACAGCAGAGCAAAGACAAGCGCCGAGGTCTTGCCTGATCCCCATCCACACCGCGCCGCTATGATTCTCTCACTGCGAGCGATCCGAGAGATGATTCCATGCTGGAGCTCGTTGAGCCTAATCATCCAACTTTAACCCTGCATCGGTGACGCGCCACCTCTCCTCAATCCTCACCTTATCTGATCCCACCTTGATCACGCTGACCTTAGCGCCGCGCTCAACATCTAAGATGTCGTGATAGCAGATCTGATGAGGCTCACTGAAGTCCTCACAGCAGATGAGGCGATGCCATCCGTGAATCTGATAGTCCTCACGCTCATGGGAGGCATAACGCGACCACGAGCGCCTGAGGTAGATTCTAGTCTTCTTCTTCTTCTCTGTCTGCTGTGTCATCGGTGACCTCCTCATAAGGCTTAGCTATCTGCTCGATCATGCTGATGATGATATCATCAGTCTCGTTGGTGGTATTGTTGACATTGACGTCGACCTCTCGTTTAGCGCCCCATCGATCAGGGAAGCGGCGCTCGAGTATCCAAGCAGCTGCGCGCCAGTCTTGTTTAGCCTCGCCTTGATATTTGATGGTCTGCAAGAGAACTGCTTCTGCAAAGTCATGGGCTGCCTTAACTTCTTGCGACCACTCACCATCTTCACCGCTTTCTTCTAACCATCTATAGTAGGTGGTTCGACCGATGCCACTTTGTGAGCAGGCAGCCTCAATACTCATTCCCTCTCTAAGGTTCTCGAGTAGCTTCTCTCTCGTCTCTTTGGTTTTGTTCTTCCCAGACATATTGAAGAGTCCTTTTGATGTGATCACTTAGTTCATCCAAGTGATTATATAGTTCTCTGTCTGCCTGGTCATCAAGGTCAAGCTCTGCTTGGCGAATCTTGAAGAGTTGGTCTAGTTGGTCAAGAATGTCTTGCCCATCGTCTACGCGCGCGCGCGTTACGTGTTCCGATTGTTCTATATTAGGCATTACTATCTTCCTCAGCAGATGGAGATAAAACACGGTTACGGTGCGCTTCATAATACTCATGAAGATTCATGTGAATCTGCCATGTACCATGAAACATAGCATAGATGGCGACCGGATCTGTTACGGTGATACCGAGCTTAATCTTGTCTTTGTCGCCGTTTAGATGAGCCAGGGACACCGGCATAAAATCTCTGATGAACGGCTTAACAAGAGCCTCAAGGACTTCCAACTCTGACATGTCCATTTTGGCTGAACCACGTTTGTTGACCCAACCGAGCGCCGATCTGATAAGAGCTGTGATGATTGATGAATCTGTGTTGACATAGATCACATTGACATTATCACCGCGCCGAATACCGGTATATACAAAGGGGAACAGGCCACCTCTCTCAGACTGAGCCAAGGACTCATAAGTTGGCCAAGCTTCAGTTTGAGGATTGACGAAGACAACAGAGGCATCTTTAGGGCTTGGTCTTTCATCATGACGATTCGCCGCAGTATCCCCGCCTTTTTTACCACTCTTATTCTGTGGATTACCTGCTTCTGACTTGTCCTTTTTGGCTGATGGTTGTGGTGGGTTCAAACGGTTATTACGTCGCTTGAAAAGATCATCGATGATTGAACCTTCTGTGGCGTTGTCACTGCCTGACTCGTTCAAAATATACAAGTCACCGTAGACATTAATCTGAGAAGCTCGCTCAACCTTTGGAGCCTTAAAGAACTTTCTGAACTGTGAGATCTTTTTTGATTTCTCGACATGCTCTAATGTCTTTTGGACTTCTGTATTGATTAGCTGGCGCAGCTCCTCAGGCATATTGTTGATATACCAATCTTTAACCTCATTAAGCACTACTTCGATTTTTGCCTTTATAATGTTAAGGCGAGGATCAGAGTATAAAAGGTTTTGACGCTCGCTGTCAGGATAGCATCCAATCCCTGTATCTTCATCCATCAGTGGTGGCTCCACCATGATGATCACTCGCTTGTACACCTCAGCATAGTATAGCCCCCAATGTTTGGCCATTGCGTTTGTATCAGTGTAATCAAATATCTCATTTTTGTATTTGATACCGCTGATGAAAGAACGTTTACCATCCATGATACCAGCATCTCTGCTATTTTTTTTTGAAGTCTTCGGTTTCAAATACGTTGTGATCTTAAAGCCTTTGAACTCCTGATTGAAGCTTGGACAACTCAACTCAGATAAGGTGTTAACTTTTTGCCACTTTATCTGAGCCTCTCGATCATTACTAACAGTAGGTATCAACATGCGGATAGGCATATGAGACAACTTCATTCCAAAGAATTTATGAAACTTCGCAGCATCAGTGTCAAAAGTCACCGAGTTTGCATACTCACCCATCAAGACGACGATGGTGTTGGCGCTGCACTTCTTGAAGAGGTGCATCCAATCAACGCCATCAATCGTGAAGCTCTCATGGCCAAACTCATTCTGGACCCACTCAAAATCAACTGAGTAGAGATCCTGCAGATACTCAGCGGCGAAGTCATCAGCATGGTCAGGAGTTGAGCAGAAGTCTCGGCGCATCTCTTCAGAGATGAGAACCTGAGCGCCTGACACACCATCTCTCTGATGTAGCCAGATCATGCCGCCCATCGGCTTCTCTGCTGTCTTAGATACGATGACCAAGCCATAAGGATTGGGGGTTAGCGCTGAGTCTTTCAGGCCAATACCAAAGTTCCCATGATGACCCTCGACTGACTTAGATGAGGAGTTGCGGCCATTGATCAACCTGAGAAGGTCTTGTGGGTTCATCCCATGACCATCATCGCACCAAGCCATCTTGATGCCATTGACTGGTCGAACTCTCACGAAGGTGGCCCCCGCCTCAACTGCGTTGAAGTAGATCTCTCGGCAGTATTGGAGAGGGTGCATGTTTCGATACGAGCGATCCAAAGAAGCGGTTGGATTGTTGTCAATCATGGGTAGTGTTGTGTATTTCATAAAATCTCACTTTCTCTCTGATGAGAGCGCATTAATACTCGTTTGGTGTTTACCGGCGGGTGAACCCTTCACCCCATTGTGATGGTGTGTGCATGTTGTTAGAGGGTGGCTCAGGAGGTAGGAGAGGATCAGGCTCTTTATCGAGCAAGCGCCAAGTTGTGCAGCGCACTTCCCAAAGTGTTTTGTCACCCTGGCCTTTGAAGCTCTTGAGTTGGCCCTCGATGTAGACCTTGGCCCCTTTGCGAATCGAAGAGGCGGCGCGATTGCTCGACTTGTCCCAGACCTTGATGGTGTGCCACTCGGTGGACTTCTGCCACTGTCCTCTTGAGTCCTGATAGTTCTCGTGTGTGGCTAAACGGAAATAGGCGAACGGTTGACCGCTCTGAGTAGTGCGCAGTTCGGCATCCTGTCCGACGTTGCCTATGAGGGTCACCTTATTGATCATTGAGAAGCTCCTTGATAGCTGATGATGTTGAGGGATGACTTGATATGAATCTGAAGATGAGCTCCCTGAGCAACTGCGAGCGTGACCACCCGATGCTGTCAGCGATCTTGTCTAGTCGAGCGATCTCAGGGGAGCTCACCCGCGCTGAGATTGTCTTGTCTGATGTGCTCATGATTCCTCTTTGGTGATTAATCGAGATCGACGCGACAGGCCCACCAACCATTACAATCACATACGACATAGTAATCGTCAGACCATAAGACCAGGTAACAATCAGGAGTATCAAGACGGCAGAGGACTTGAGCGCCTTCAAGTTCAGCAGCCTCATAGATCTCAGCCTCACAGGTGAGATCATCAGGGTCGCCGAAGGAGCAACCATTACCGGACCGATTAACGTCTCTCCATTGATTGAGGAGATCGGAATCATTGAAATAAGGAATACGAGTAGACGTAGAGAGAGACATGATGAGGGCTCCTTGGGAGTGAGAGTGTGAAGAGTGATTGCTAGGTAAGCTTCTCACTGTTGTGGGCAGTCTGTCAAGTGTTTTGTATACATTGTTTACAACTTTCTAAGTGCTTGATCTTAGGGACGTCTACTTTGTTTACAGATTAGCTAGGCCTTTATCACTGCGGTTAAAATCGGTGAAGCGAGAGACTTTAGTGCAGTGAAAAGGATAGACAGTATTATCACTATGGTGTTATGCTGTCGATGGTGGTTTTTCAAGATTCCTCCTTGATTGCGAACAACCACCATTAACCTCTTCTCATGGTGGCGCCAACTCGAAAAGAGACACCGTGAGGAGGGTGTTAGATGAAGCCTTGATCAGCTTTCCTATTTGCAATCTAGTCCGTTTAGTTGCTCAGGGCTTCATCTAACGCTTGGTTTTATTAAGGCTTGAAGATCGCTTCATGTTGAGCTATAACTAAAAAACAATCTGCATCGTTAGCTTCTTTCGGGGGGCGCGCGGTGGCAAGGCCTCATAAGCTTCTTCGTGGTCGGCAAAACTTTGAAGGGAGCTGTGGGGCCTTGGTCGTTTTTAGGGTCAACGCACACCCCAAGCGCTCATGTCGACCTGATCAAGTCGGCGATCTCTCCCCACCATCTCAATCGGTCGAGGGAACATCGCGCCAAGTCGGCTCTTGACCGCTGGATTCTCGCTGAAGATGTTGAGCAGCTGATGAGGATAAACGTTGGAGGTCATCACCACACTCAGCTCACCGGCGCCCCACTGCTGATAAATCTCTTGGATCAGCTC